GTCTTTACGTGTGAGTACCCAAGCGTAACAAAAGGTGGTTACCCCTTCGTCTAGCTTTTGTCGCATAATTGTAGGTATATTCTTAGGCATAATCTACACCCTTATTTCTACTACATCTATATCGGGTAAGCTACCGGCCTCAAATCCGTCGTAGCTTATGTCTATTTGTTGATTGTCAAAACGTACAGGTACGTCAAATTCATAGCCCGCTTTAATAACGGCACCGTTAGCCGGGGCAGACGTAAACGTAATTATACCGGTAGTGTGGTCAATAGTGTACGCAGTAGTTTCTACGTCGTTAATAGACACGACTACCGTACCAGTAACTGGTTTGCGTATTGGGCGTATGTATTCTTCGCCGCCGTTTATGTAGCGTTTAACTAGTTGGTACTCAGTCTTTGTACCGTTACCGTTGTCTATTAGTTGGTCTGTCGCGGAAATAACCTGTTTAGTACGGCACGATTTAAAATCTGTCCAATCTTTCCACCTAAAGCCGTGTAGTTGGCCCCGGCGTGCTTCCCAAAACTCTATAACTTCTTCTAAGTGAGCTAGCCGCCGTATACCCATACTAGCATTATATTGGCGTCTACTGTGTTGCCAACTTTGGTTACGTTCTTCAAAACCAGACTTAAGTGTAACAATTTGCGTAAGTCTACGCGGCCCGCCGCGTGCGCCGTAACTAATTCTGTCGGGAAAGCGTATTTCGTGAAAAGCCATGGTTATAAATTCCTTTGCCCGCGATTAACCGCCCGCGCCATTTGGCTAGCTACTTGGCCCTCAGACGCCATAAAACTACGTAAATCGGGCGTCTGTATTGTAACATTAACTGGCCCGTTATTCACGGTACCCCCCGCCCGGTTGTCGTTAGCAAAGGTGCTTTGTGGCGCACGGTATGCCGGTATAGCCGATTGTCTACGCATAGCTTCTAAGTTGCCTACACCAATACGACGTACGCTAGCCGCGTCAAATACGTATTCTTGACCATGTACCGCCCCGGCAATCGCATTTGTGGGCAAGTTACCCGTGTAGCCCCCGTCCATAAACCCGGCGCTATTAATCTTAGCAATAGCTACGGCACCTTGTGCGGCGGCAACGCCAGCCATAACGAAGTTAATAGGTACGGGGTATTCGGCAAGCGCTTTAGTAACCGCTTGTTGTGTGTTTATAATCGCTTCGGCTGTAGCAAACCCTTTGTGGATAGCGAAAAGCGTACGGTATATACCGCTTTGTTCGCCTGCAAAGGTCTTAGCTAGCTGTGCTAGGTCACCGAAGCCCTGCCCCGCCGCACCGATAACCATAGCATGTCTTGCTTGCTCTATCGCTACAATCTCTTGTTGTTTCTTGCGTTCTAGTTCTATTTGCAGATTATCGTAGTATTCTTTGTTAGCTACGTCTGCCCTACGTGCTTCGTCAATAATCCTAAAACGTTCTTCGTAAAACGTGTTTAAGTCTTCTATTTCTAGCTCGTAATCTGGCTTTAGCAATCGCTCTATATCTTGTATACCACTGCCCACACTTGTATTAGCCAAGACCGCGTTATATTCTTCGGCAGTTATCTTACCTAGCCGCATTAACTCGTTAAGTGTGCGTATAGTGTCTTCGTATTCCATCATAGGGCCACGAAGGTTATTTAGTATTTCTTCGCCACCCGGAAACTTAACCGCGTTTATGTCTCTTGCCGCTTGTTGTTGTATAGCGAGTATGTCAGCTTGTGCTTGTGCGTGGTCAATTACATTTTGCCGTAAACTCTCTTTTACGATTTCTACGCGCTTTTGTTCTACTTCGCGTATTTGCGCAATCCTGCCCGCTTCGCTATCATCGAAACTAAGTATAGTACTACGTAAACGGTCATACTGCCCTTGTTGCCGCTTAAACGCGGCTTCGGCTTGTCTTTGGACGCGTTCGTCGTCGCGTTGTTTTTGGTCGGCTTGTCTTTTTGCGTCTGCGTCTGCTTTACGCTTGTCTGCCGCGCGTTGTCTTTCCGCGTCGTTAAGTGATATAGTACGTTGCCGTAATTTTTCTGTTTCTTCGGCTTGTGCCCGAATAGCGGCTACTTGTGCGTCTAATTCTGCTATATTCGCACCGGGGGCACCGCGTAAAGGGGCTTGCGCCCGTAACGCCTCTTGCTCAGCAAGTGCCCCGGCAAGGCCTACCGGGTCGGTTCTGAATTGTAACTGTAGTTCGGCAGTAGTGCCCGCTTGTGTAAATTTTTCGGTAAGACGCTCTACAGCTTTTTCTGCTTTCTCTATATTCTTTTCTGCTTCGCTTAAACCCGAATTAAACGTAGCCATAGCTTCGCGCGAAGTACGTTCTAGGTTAATTAATTCTACAATCAAGTCGTTATCAATAGCTGTACCATTAGCTAGTAATTCTTCGCGTAATGCACTAGCTTGTTGCGCCATTTCCTCAAAAGTACTAACTTCGCTAATTTCTGTTAGTCTATCGCGTAAAGTACGGGCGTCTACCCCAAATTCTTTTACTACTCTTTGGTTGGCTTTAAGTGCCTGTTGTTGTTTTGCTAATTGCGTGTTGTTAGCTCCTACGCTCGTGTCTTGTAGTGCTTTATTTACGTTTCGCAATGCTGTTATTTGAGATATAGAGTTAGCGGCAGTTTGTAGCGCGGTTTTCGCTTGTTCTTCGCGTAAGTTTTTAGTAACAAGTAATAGACTACGTATAGCTTCTTCGTTACCCCCGTAAACGTCGCTAAGGTTTTCTACGCTTTCGCTATACTCTTTATTTGATTGCCGCAATAGGTCTACGGCGTCTTCTAATTCTTCTAGTGCGTCGGTGTAACTAATAGTCTCTACGTTTAGTAATTTCATAGCTACAGCTACAGCCGGTATACCTAAAGCAATACCCACACCAATAGCGGCACCTACCGCACCAAACGCGCCCGCTAATTGCGGTAGTTGTTGGGTTAATGTTGTTGTTACGCTCGTGCCAGATTGTAGCTGTGTAATAATATCTTGTAACTGAAAACTAACTTGTTGCATTTGCCCTTTAGACAACTTGTTAGCTTGGGTAAGTCCCTGCGTAGCTTTTTTGTTAACTGAATTAGCTTTAGCCGCTTTGTTTGTTTCGGCGGTTAGTTCGCTTGCCGCTCGTTTTAGTTGGTCTATAGCACTAGCGTCTATGTCCTTACTACCTTTTTCTAGTCGGTCTAGTGCGCTGTCTGCTTCTATAGCGGCGGCGGCAATATCTCTTAGCTTTTTAGCGGCGTTAGGGTCTACGTTATCCGTAACGTTAATATCAATTCTTTCGTCTGTCATGCTATATACTCGCCTCTTTAACGTGTTCGCGCCCAAGCATTATAGCTTGCTCTACAAACCCGCCGGGATGTTGGTCGCTAGAACCTTCGTTAAGTTTGATTATATAATTATAATCTTGGCGTACGTTAGATATATAAATATTTTCGCCGGGCTTTTTACGGTTTAGTACGCTTGCCGCCTCAGTTATTGTTATCTCTCTACTACGCTCTTCGCCGCCTAATACGTGTGGTCGTATACGTCCACTTGTGGGCACTGGCGTGTTAAGACTAACTTGCCAGTTACTTACCGCCTCAGTAGTGTCGGTAGGTGTAGTTAAGGCTAAGTGCGTAATAATTACCATAGCTGTATCTATAGCTAACTCGTTAACGTCTGTTTCGAGACTATCAGCCCGATTATTCAAATCATTTGCTAATTGCTTTAACGTGCGTGCCATTTTCTTTATTACCTCGTTTTTCTCTTTGCCGCTAGCTTCTTTAAATACTCGTTATCCATTTTACGTATAAAATATATTAAGTCGTCTATGTCTGCTTCGTACATTTTAGCGTAAGCTACTATAGAAGACCACGGTATAGGCTGTAACGTTGCTAAGTCCCTTTCTGTGTCTAAGTCGTAAAATGCTATTAAATAAAAACTTAGACCTACCCCCGGCTTAGGTTTGTCCGTTACTCTGTCTGGTAAGTCACCACCAAACCGTTTAATCTGTTTTATTACGGCACTTTCGGCGGCAGTGTCTACCCCTGCGTCGTGCAAAAGTACCGTAATTAGTTTTTTAGTTCTGTTTCCTTTTTCTTATGCGTGTAGTTAGCCGCCTGTCCTGCCATAATAGACAACGTAGTACGTAAATCGCGCCAATCCGGGTTACCAAAAATAAGCCGGGCGTTTTCTATATTATACGGTAAATTTACCCCGTCTTCGTCGGGCTGAAAATTACGCCATTCAATTAGTAACGTACTAACGAATATGTCTAGCTCTACTTGTTGGCTTTCTTCGTTTGTTAGTTCGTCTAACTTTTTTACCCCGTCGGGCGTATTAACTTCTTCGGTTACATCACGCATAATTTTAGCGTATTTCGTGTTGTGGCTTGATTTACGCGCCATTTTAAACGCCGGAATAGTCGCGGCGGTTTTCAGTGTTTTACCGTCTTCTTTATATACGGCGTCGTTATTCGGGAAGTCGTCAAATTCTATCCACGAACCGTCGTTACATGCTTGGGTGTCTGTTTTAAACTTAGAGCGTAATTGCATGGTGTAGCCTTTCTGTAAAAAGGGCGTGCCTCATTAAGAAGCACGCCCGGTATGCTTCGCGTATACCTTACTTCGGCATAGCTAGGTTTGGCAAGTAATCAAATGACGTATACGACATTGTATAGCCTAAATCATTACGTGCGCCGGTGCTTTCTACAGGTAGCGTAATCGCGGCGTCTTTTTCCACCTGTAGACGACCACCCCCGGCCCCTGCGTACGGTACGTCGTACACTAGCCCGGCGTTGTCTGAGGCAAGAATAGCTACAAAGCCAACGTCTTTATTATTACGTATAGCTTTAACGCTCTCTACCGTAGTAAAGTACGCAGTAATTGACGCGCCTACCGTAAAGTTACCTACAGTTATGTCAAACCCGCCTAGTACGCCGATAGCTTTAGTAGCCGACGCCGCGTTAGTAATAGATAACGACGCGTCTGAGGCATAACCAAATAACCCGGTAGGCTGTAGCGTAGTGCTATCAAGAATAGACATTTTAAGTACGAATACGTGCGACGTAGTATTATACGGCTTTTGTTTCGGTGCCCCAATGTGGATACCTGCTTTTGGCCCCTCGTCGCCAGTACGTTGCTCGTTATCTAGCGCCATATACGTAAAGTCGGCAGTATGCAACTCAGTTAACGGAATATTTAGCGCAAGTTCGTTAGTAACGGCACCTACTAAATATTCTGTCTGTGTACCGTCGTCGTCTTCGCCTAGTGTACGTTCTACTTGATACGTACGACACTTGATTAGCGCCGGGTCGTCTTCGTTACGAATAAACTGCCCACAGAACACGCGGATAGCCTTACCTGTACCCGCGTCGTTGCCGATAGGTGTACTTGCGGTAGGGGTACCAATCCATGTTACGTCGTCAAGTACTAC